ATTGAATTAGACCTTCTTAGACGTGATGAAGCCTTCGAGTTCTTCAAGGCGTAACCGTAGAAGGATGTCTTCGACAGGAGCTTTGTAGATGTCGAAGCCCTGTGACAGCCACTTGTCCACTACGGCAGTGGGGATGCTTGCTACCCGATGGAACTCGCCAGCGGGCGTTGAGAGGCTGTCCTCCCGCTCACGCCGGAGTGCTGACAGCATTTCGTCTGGGATGTACTGTTCGCGTTTGATGATGAGCTTCTTGTCGTCCTCATCAAACGAGATCATGCTCTCGAATGTTTCTGTGTTTTTCATGTTGATATAAAAGTGCGCCCCAGGTTTCCCCAGGGCGCTTTTAGGTTAGCTACGGGTGCCGTAAGCAACCCAGTTGACCTTCTTGGAGAAGGTCGTAGCAGCGACAGGCGTCGGGTCCGTACCGTCAGTCTTCCACGTTTTAAGGTAGAAGGAACCGGCGGCAGGAGCCCCAGCCTGATCACCAACGCTCGCAGACACCAGCAACGGATTGTCGCCGGGGTTCGCATCGAGCGTGGCAACGACAGCCACAACAGTCTTGAGGCCCGTGACAATCGTGTCAGAGGCAGCAACGGTCGTGTGCTGGCCCGCTTCGATTTCGTCAATCTTAGCGACAGCCATTTAATTAGCCTCCGAACGCAACCCAGTTAACAACCTTGGAGAAGGTGGTCGCCGCCGCCGGGGTCGGGTCGTTGCCGCCGTTCTTCCAGGTTTTGATGTAGATCGAGCCAGCAGCGGGTGCGCCCGCTTGGTCACCAACAGACGCCGACACCATTTCGGGGTCGTCGCCGGGATCGGACTGAAGCGTAGCCACGACAGCCGTGACGCGGGCCAAGCCAGTAGCAACAGTGTCGGACGCCGCCACAGTGGTATGCGTGCCGAACGCGATGGGGACAGCGCCCCAGTGAACAGTAGCCATATGTGAAAAATCCTCTTCAGAGCAAGCGTGGCCCCACAGGGGCTTTAAGGTCCTGTAGGGCCACTAATCAATTAGGCGTAAGCGTTGGCCGAAGCCGAACGCTCAACAATAGCGCCCGAAGCCAAGTAGTTCTTGTGCTTCAGCGAGAACTCGCCCAGAACCATGTTCTTGACGCTGTCGCCGGTCTTCGCCAGGACTTCGCGGGTCCACGGGCGGAAGGTAACCTGCTTCCACATATCCGGCTCGAACACCAGGGTGTTCTTGTCGAGCAGGAAGCGGTTGATGACAACGCGCTGCTGGCCGAACGGGGACACATAGATGTCCACGACGTTGACGAGCTTGGTAGCGCCACCCTCGTAGGTGCGATAACGACCGCTCGCCTTCGCGAAGTCCGCAATCACGCGGCTGTTGGTCGGGGTCACCATGATGACAGACGGGTCTGCACCGTTGTCATAGAGGCCTTCCAACAGGTCGAGGAGGTTGTCTTCGGTCGGCTGCGTCGAGGTGCCGCCCGTGTAGAGGACGGTGTTGGCCGAAGACATGGCGTTGCCGCCGTCGTTCAGCAACTGACGCTGGAAGCCAGCCATCTTGCGATTGGAGAGGTTGTCAGACGGGGAAACCTTCGCCTGCGCCGTGCCGACGAACGCATGCTCCAGGTCGCGCTTGACCTGCGCCATCGTCTTGGAAAGCTGGTAGGCGCTCTCCTTCGCGCGGCCATACGCCGACGCCGTGTCGATGGAGCCAGAGACCTTCGTGGTCTCCGACAGGATTTGCGTGACGTTGTTCCGCATCGTGGTCGCAGTGATGGCAACATCCGAAGCCTCGAAGCCTTCAGCTTGGTTGTTGTCCGAGACAGCGCGGAGGCTGTCTTCCTGCCACTGGAACAGCTTCTGGGTCGACTTCTCGTTGCCGATAGCCGCCTGGAACGGCGTCTTGGTCGGGGAGATGTTCGAGATGATGTCGCTGATATCTTCCTTGATACCAACGGCATCGTATTGGGTATAAAGAGCCATTGTTATTTTCTTCTTCTACTAAGGTGAATGTTAATCATTGTCGGACGCAACAGCCCAACGCGCTAACATCATTTCAGCAGCATCGTCAGTGGAGCCACTCTTGGCGAAGCGTTCTTCTGCTTTCTCCACTTGCGGTGTCGGCCCACGGGCGCTCTTAGGCGCACTCGTAGTCTTGACGATCTTCTTAGGGGTCTTATTGACCTTCACGGTCTTGATGGCGTCCGCTGACTTCGAACGGCCACGCTCGTACAGCATGGCGTTGTGGATCATTCGGATAGCCCAAGGGTCAGTGATGGTATTGACCACCTCTGCTGGAGCCCCCTGCGAGATGGCGAACGACCTAATGTCATTGTACAGTTGGTCGCCCCAGCCCGTAATGCCCCCTTGGTCTTCAGGTCCCGAAAGGACCTTAACGGCCTCGATGGCACGGCTCCGCAGCTCTTGCTGTTGACCAGCCTGTAGCTGCTGCATGAAAGCTTGTGAGTGTTGTGAGAGGAACTGAACGTCCTCGTAAGCGGCCTGTGCGGCTTGCCTCAGAGAGACGTATTCCTCCTGCGTCATACGGCCCTGTCCGACCTCTGCGGCCAGCAGGTTAAAGTCGAGGTTAGCGTAGGGCTGGAGGCGTTCCTGGGCGCGTTGCATCAGGGCATTAGTGACTGCCTGTTGCTCCGCGAGTTTGGCCTCGTAGCCTTTGCGCTGTTCAGCGACTTCCATAGACTTCTTGGTGAGCGAGGCCTCTTGGCCGTAAAGGCGCGTAAGCTTGCTGACAGGAACTTCGTGTTCCTCTTCACCAACCTTGATCTTTACGACAGTCTCTACTTCTTCGCTGTCGCTATCGCCTTCTGCGTCGTCGCCTTCTGCTTTCGCTTTGGCCTCTGGCTTTACAGCGGAGGTCTCGTCGTTAGCATCTGCGTCGTCTGCACGCTCGTCTTCTTCAACATTCTCCGTAGCGGAGGATGGCTTTGTAGCGTCCCCGTCTTGCGGCAGAAACCGTTTGAGAAGCATCTCAGCAGCGTCGTTCTCACTGAACTCGCTGGTAGTCACTTGTGGTTCTGAAGCGGCCTCGTTAGAGAGGATGGCTTGCGTCATCAGTCGATCCCGTCAATAGGAGCGTCCGCATCCTTGAGATGGGATAGCTCTTTTTCATGTATAAGTTTATCACGCTGCGCGACCACATAGGTCATGTGCGTGAGGAAGTCCTGCAAGGAGCGCATCTGCATGTAGATGCCTTCACGCTCCTTGAGGCTCTTAGCGTCAGTCTGTAGGAATTGAGCAAAGCACTGACGCTCGTACTGCTGGGTAAGAACACTGAACAGGTCATCCCGCAGGACACCCTCAGCGTAATTACCCAGCGCAATCACTTCGTCATCAGTCAATCAACACCTGTCTGTGTTCACCAGCCAAAGTTTCCACCCCAGCCACCGCTGTTCCTGAAGGCCTTGACCATCTTGGGGACAACACCGCCTTGGCCGTTCTGGCCCCGCGCGTCCATCCAGTCCATCATGGTCCCGAATGGCGTACCGTCGTACTTGGCCCAAGGGGCCGCAGGACGACCACCACTGGGGTCCAGCAGTGGATTGCCAATGTAACGCTCGCCGTCGTTGGAGAACGATGGGCGGTTGTTCATTGGGTCGTACATCTTGTCGATGTCATGCGACGTGTCAGGGATCACAGGGGGTGTAACACCATTGGCCTCCGGTGATAGGTTCAACGGGCGCATCTTTGCTGCGAGGTTGTTCAGTCCCGACAGCAGACCAGGGTTGTTCTCAGCCACATTCTTGTTGCTTGCCTCCAAGTCACTCATGTCTTGGTGCCGCATCTCGAAAGGCTTAGATACAGCAGCAGCCGTAATAGGCCGTGCCTTGTTCAGGTATGGCGTGAGGCCAGCCATAGGGTCCCACAAGCTTGGCGCTTGGCCTGGAGCTTGAGGCGGATTAAATCCGTGCATCGTGTCGTAATACATTAGCTTGGGCTCACAATTCCGCGTGTCTCTGCTTCAGAGATTTTGGTTTGCTCAAGAAGCGCCATCTCGCGCTCCGCAATCTCAGCGCGGTGCCTGACCTCAAAGTCCTTGCGGTCCTGTTCGCGAGAGTTCTGGAGTGCCTGTATATGAAGCTTCAACTCCGACATCATCTCCTTGATCTGGGACATTTCAGCCGAACGCTCTGCCTTGTAGGCAGCAGCCTGTGCGGACGATTGCGCCGCCATCGCTTGCTTGTCCTTAATCTCCAACTCCTTGACCTTGAGCGGGTCAGGCTGCGGAGGCTCGACCGTGGAGGGATGCGAGAGGTACTTAGAAGCCCCTTCGAGCCCCATAGCCTTCATAACGTCCATCGCAAGGTGGAAGCGGTTGTCCAGCTTGAAGATCGGCATGATGCCGGGGTCTTGAGCTAGCCCCATGTACGTCTGCTTGAGCTTCTCCGCTTGCCGGTCGCGTTCACCGTAGCCAAGGTGGAGAGCGACTTTACAAGTCTTTCTCTCAGCCCAATCGGAGACCTTAACAGGGACAAAGTTGCCAGCAACTTGGATAATGTCTTCCTTCGCCGCATCTGCGTTCTCCAGCACCAGCCGGTAGACCTCAAGGTAGACATCTACCAAGAAGTTCGCGAAGTTGCGGGCCATGACCTTCTGCCGCTGCTGCGACAAGGACACGAGGTTGTCTACCAGGGCCGCAGAGTTCTGCGTCGAGATTGCATCCTTATTGAGCCCCTGGGAGAGCGACGAGATACCAGTGCTCTCCTCCTTGTTGTCCTTCAGCATCGCAAGGGTCTGGAAGACAAAGGGGTTCAGGTTCTGCTGCTCAAGGGGCCGCACGGCGTCAGGGCGCGTCATGTTGACGATCCCGCCCAGGCGGTTGTCCAGCATCTCCTTGGGGTTCGACAAGCCGCCCTTCACAACACCCCAGCGTGGGTTGGTCGTGACTGCGGCGTGGTCGAGGATGGCGCGGGTCAGTACAGTCCGCGCGTTCTGTGTCGGGATGACACGCGCCGCGAAGTTGTTGCCGTAGAAGGTATGCGGGACCGGGAGCGGGACGTACACCTTGAAGGGCATACGATCAACCTCTTCCTTGTCCAGCAGCACACTCGCCGCGTGACAAATCTTGTAGAGCTTAACTCCCTCGCCCAGGTCGAGCTTGATGTAGGTTTCGTAGACCATCACCCGCTCAAGCTCCGGCTGCACCGGGAGGCCGTTGTCGTTTATGTTATCTTGCCAAGCCTCAGTGCGGGCAATGCGCTCGCTCGTGAGGTCTAGGGTCTTAGCATCTGACCAGTTGATGAGCTTGACCTTGGCTTCGTCGTAGCCTTCCTTAATGAGGTCCGCACGGGTCTTAAGGGTCCGATGGGCCGCGCAATTAGACATCTCCAGCGACGGCGCGTCATCGACGATGAACTCTTCCGGCGCAATGGTATGGACACCAACCTTGCTGGTGTCAATGCGGCGCTTCAGCTTGCCACGGTAGCGTGGGTTAAAGGGGTCGCTACCTTCGACTTGCTCAGCTTCCAGGTCAGGGATGTCATCGCGGACTGAAAGGGCCTGAATGTCCTGTAGGGACGCATCAGGGATTTCCTCTTCGATGTCCTCGTAGCTCTCATCCCAGAATATCTTTACGACACCCGCACGGGCCACAAGGCCGTTATGGATCACGTCACGGATCATCCCGAAGCCGTCGTTCATCCGCCATATCTGGTACGAGCAGTACTCAGTGGCGATGCGGCTGCTCTCAATGTCCTTGTCGTTCAGCGGCGGGAAAGAGATGATGTTGTCGGGGTTGCCACTGAATGTTTCGATAAGCTGGGCCTTCGCCATCTCAACGCTGTCGTAAACGTCAGTGGCGACGTAGGACGAGCGGCCTTCGTTCTGCCGCTTCGGGAGTTGCGAGTTGTAGTACTTTAGGACGCGCTCCCGCTCCGCACTCAGGCGGCTATCCACGAAACCGACACCGTGCCGAACCTTTTGTTCGACAAGTGCCAGAATATCTGAGTCGCTTAGCTTTTTAGATTGCGCCATTTTTATATCGCTTCAGCATAATATTCTGCGGTGACGGCTATAGGCTCAAACGTGCCTTCATGTATGTGATTGGCAATGGCTAACGCCATGACCGTATCGTCGTAGCAACCCTGCTCAGCTTCCATCTTGCCGCTCTCCGTAACTACAAAGGACATTATCTCGTCCAGGGTTGTCTGGTCGTAGACAGTTATGCCGCGTTCGCGTATCTCGCCACGCAGCTTGTCAATGATGAGCGGGCGTGAACTGATGTTCGTTTGGAAACCAATGTTCAACGTCTCACGGTCTGCCATCTCGCCTTCTTTCAAGTCGAAGAAGCAATTCGGATATCCGAAGTCCTTCCAGAGCCTGATACACACAAGCAGACCGTGACCGTTCCGTTCAGGCGCAACGAGTGCCATGTTGTAATATTCCCCGAGGGCCTGTAAGACCCGCGCGAAGTAATCTGGCGCAACTTGGCCGCGCCACACTGCTACCTGCCGCTTCTTGCTGTCCAGAATTTGAGCTACGCAGTAGTCGCTCTTCTCTGGATTGCGGATGCCGACAGAAACGTCTGCGCCGATGACGTATGTCTCAGGTGCCCGCCCACGGTCACCATCTTCACGGGGCCGATAGACCAAGAGTTCCCCGCGAGGGTCCTCAACGAGCCTAAAGCCCTGTGGGCCCTGCTCAACGGCCATACGGGCAATCGGAGCGGGAGCTTGGTCGCGCATCTGCTGCGCCCATTCCAGGTCAAACACAGGACGACCGGACGTGATGAACGCCTCGTCAGCCGTGCATGGGTACTCCTGGCAGAAGAGGTCGAGGCCGTTGGTCGCCACCTTACGACGACGCCAGTAAAGCTGCGCGTCATCAAGACCAAACTTCTCCGACAGTTCTTCTTCGTCTGGGGTGCGCGTGAAGCTTGGCGGGGGCGTCTCGCGGTATTCATCGCTTTCGAACCAAGCCGAGAAGAACGGTTCGAACTCGTTTGCGCCGGAGACTGCGCCAGCCCACAGGTCGTGGAATTGGCCTGTGATACCGTTGGCCGTGCTTTCCACGAAACACATTGTCCCAGGGCTGCTAGGCAGGGCCTGGATAAGACCGTTAAAGTTATCCTTAGCGAAGGTCTTGGGCCAGAAGGCCACCTCCGACAGGTGCATACATTGCAGCGTCTCGCCTCGCGCAATGCCGTCGCCACCGGCAGTGGCCACAATCATGCCGCTGTCCAATGAAGCGAAGGCAAGCTCGCGCTTGTTGCTGTACTTCTTCTCAGGCTGGAGAATTTCAGGGAGATGGTCGTGGATGCGCTTGTACATCTGGAACAGCGTGTCAGTGCTGTCCTTGACGTGCGCGACGACCAACCCCTTCTGACCTTTGCGCTGTGAAACCCACCAATAGATAAAAGCAGAGACTACGGTAGAAAGGCCCTGTTGGCGACCTTTAAGGATCACCATACGGATGCGACCAGTAGTCTCCATCTGTGCCATGCAGCGGTCGAGAAACCGCTTCTGGACTTGGTTCAGGATGAGCGGCGTGACTTCACCGCTCTTGGTCCTGATCTTGATGGCGTGCTTTGCGTAGAAGGCAAAGTCATTCAGCAGGCGCTTGCGGGCCTCCAGTTGGGCCTTGGTCAGTTTCGGCATCGTTAGCGATAGCCTCCAGCCAATCCTCTGCCTTGTTCAGAACTTCGTGTTTCTGCACAGGCGGGGACTTCGTAAACTTCAGCACGAGGCCAGCCGCAGTGAGCTTGTCCTTGTGCGAGATGATCTGATTACGCATGACCTCAAGGGCTGCGTGCATCGCCTCTTTGGCGTGCTTGCGGTCCTCGTCTGCGATGTCGTCAAACACGCCCGCCTTGTCTAATTTTTTCATAAGTAACGTAGCCTCAAACCGTGCTTGCCTGATAAAGCGTTTATTAGTTTCGCGAGTTATTCCCTTGCCGAACCTTGGAGTCAGACCTGTGGAGGTCCAATGTAACGGCCTAACCCCGCCGTTCGCCGCACTAGCCTCATCAATTATCCGCTGCCGCTTGGCAAGGAGAGCAGTGCGGCGCTCTGGGTCTGACCAGAGGGCGTTTAAGTGCTTGGCACCTGCCCTGCCGGACGCTGCTGATCCTCTTCCCATGTTATTTACCCTTCTTTGGGCTTTCCCGCGTTGTACGCCGCTTAAGGCCCCAACCTTTTGGGTCTACAGATGGGTATTGTGACATAACAGCAGGGTCGAAGATGTCCTCGATCTTCTTCCAATTATGGGGAGCGAAGTACTCAGCGAGGTCCTTGCGTAATGACATAGCCTCTTCCACACTCGCTAATGAGCGTAGCTGAGAGCGCATGTCCTCGTGCGTTATGTCTGTTAGTTTTGCCAATTTACGAGCAGCGGCGTCCCTGTTAACTGTGGATGCTGCGACAAGTTTCTCAAAGTCGTTCCAATCAGTAATCTTTGGCTTTAAGTAGGCAAAGGCTGGATGGGTCTGCACCAACGTCACAAAATCTTTTGCGTGTTGCGCTGGGCTTACGTCACCAGAGAAGCTCTTAGTCAAATCTAAGAACTTGGAACCGTCCTGACTATAGACAGTGTGGAACTTGCTAACTACGTCGTCGTACTGTTTGCCTACACGTTCTGCGTCCGACATAGATTTCGACGCTATAGCTTCCGAAATAGGGGCCACAGGCTCCTTCGGGGTCACTACAGTCTTAGGTGCTGGTGGTGTCCTTCTCAGGAAGTCAGGGATGTCCAGACCGTCGTCCATAGCTTCCGCCAATACAGGCTTCGGCTGTGGCGTCACCGTGATCTTCGCCGGTTGCCCTTCGCTCTTCGCGATGGTTGCCGGAGCTTGTGGCGCAAGTGCAGGCTCTGGAGCGACAGGAGCCGCTGGAGCCATACGCTGCGCCCTAAGCGCCGCAGTGCCGCCCGTGGCTGGATCACGTCCAGCAGCACGCATACGCTCTGCAACGTCAGCCATCTGCGCCATCCTGTCTGCTGTACGGGCAACAGGGGCCTGCGACATAAGTGCAGGGGCCGCAGGGGCCATAGGGGGAGTTACAGGAGCAGGCGGTGCCGGTGGCTGGGATTGGCCATACAGAACGTCAAGCGGTTTTAACTGTTGGGAGAGTTCTTCTGGAATTTCACCGTGCCGATAGCGGCCAATGACATTGGTTTTGCCGCGTTCGTCAATCTCGTCCCATGCCCTTAGTTTTATTTCTTCCGGCGTTCCCTTCTTTATATCAACATATGCGACATTCTTCTGGCCACGAAAGTTCGCGGCATATTCCTTCGACGGCGTGACCCACCTTGCCCCACTGTCACCAATACTGCTTGGGGCATCGTAGCCATGATAGAAGCGAACGTGCCCATCAGGAACGGGGGGCTCTTTGACAAAAGGCCGAACCGCTGGAGCCATAGCTGGCGACCGCCTCGCAGCCAGTTCCGCAAGCAATGCTTCCGCTTGTGGAGCGTTGGCCCGAGCTTCCACCATGCCCGCCGGAGCCCTATTCGGCAGGAACTGCGGAATGTCCTGAACTGTGGACTTATCACGAGCAGCAAGACGGGCCAGAAGGACCTCTGCTTTCTGGATGTTCTGTTGAGCAGCCAACTGCCCCAGCAAAGGTTCCGCTTGTGGAGCATTCACTGCCGCCCTGTAAGTCTGGACACCCATCTGCTCGATGGGGCCAGGAGTGGCAACCGGAGGGGATTTAGGGGCCTGTGGGGCAAGTTCGCCCGCGACGGCAGACGGGCGCGGTGTTGCAGCCTGCTCTACTTGAACGCGGAGGTCTGGAGTGCGGGAGCCTGCCAGGGGAACCGAGGTGGGCGGCGCATAACGACCTCCCTGGATGTTTCCAGCGTCACGCACCAATTGTTCTTCAAGGGGACTGAAGGGTGCCGTCATTCGGCTGAGCGCCAAGTCCTTCTGCCCATTGACCAGACCCTGAGCAGCGTCCAGCTCACGGGCACCTGCTTTCGACAGCCCAGCCGCAGTTGGTTGCGCGACGGCGGCACGAGCCGCGTCGTCCATTACGGAAGCGGCACCAAGGTTCGCAGTGTTTGGCCTGATGCCTTCTGCACCGGCCCTACCGGCATTGAATAGTTTGTAAGCTGTCGCCACCGGGACTGGCATCCCAGTAGTTAGGTGCCCAGCAATGTCTGTGACAATCGGATGCTTGTCCGCAAAGTTCATTGCGGCGTTGCCCGCTGCCTTGACACCACGGCCTGCTGCCATAGCGGCAGGGCCTGCCATAGGTGCAGCTAAAGAACCGGCAAAACGTGCATAGTTCTCATACCCAGTACCTTCGGCTAACTGCGCGGCACCTTCGCCGCCAACTGCCGGTAGCCCGACGTTCTGGATACCGCGAGCAGCAAGCTGCCGAAGTAGACCGGGGCCGGATGCGGCTGGCAGAGCCATGCCCGGTAGCAGCTCAGCACCGAACTGGGCGTATTTGCCAGTACGGGTCTTGGCGTCAGTAAGCGGACCAGTGATGTAATCTTCAACTGCCTTTTTCTGGACAGCCGAAGAAGGCATAGCAGCGCCAGGAATAGGCGCAAACTTGAGGACGCTATTTACGGTGTCCCTGTCCCAACCTGTCTTCTCTGCAAGCTTATCAGCAGCATACTCGCGAGCGGAGCCCACCATTCCGGTGAGCCCCGTAATGCCGTTCACTAAGCCGGTAGGCAGAGCGTTGCGAAGGATGTCCTGAGCTACCGATGGGAACTCAGCAGATACAGCTTTCGGGTCCCAGCCTGCATCGACTAGACCCTTCTGGATGTCAGCGTCAGACATCCCGGCCTTACGCGCTGCGGCGACCTGCTCTGCAATACCAGCCATTATTGTATTCCGTGATTATGGTTGTGGTGGGCCTGTGAACTGGAAGGTAGGTTTGTTAGCCGCAGTCCCTGGCAGTCTACCATTTTCAAGAACGTCAGCCTGCGCTTCTGCCCTGTCGTGTAGTGCCTTGAAGCGTTTGCGGTACTCGACAGCGCGGGGATGGTTTACGCCCAGGGTCTGCTCAATGTTTCTCAACACTGGCTCAACCTTAGACATGAACAGGTGGCTTTCGCGGCGCATGAGGTCGGCAGCAGCCTTTGGGCGGAGACCTTCACTCCACGCCTCTGCTCCAGCGGCACGCTCTGCCCCTGTACCTTGGCCAACATAGAACCTGTTAGCTTCAGACGAAAACCTATGTCTGGCCGTTTGTAATTGTCTGACTAAATCAGCCCGCTCATCAATGAATTTGTTTTTCATTGTGTTCAGGCCTTCCGCAAGTTGCGGGACCACTCCAAAGCCGCCGTAGTTTTGTAATTTCTGGTAAATGTCACCAATGTCATTGGCTAAGTGGCCGTAAGTCGTCTCAGCGGAAGTAAGCTGGTTGCCCAGCGAGCTTGGAGCACCGCTATTTAATTGCTCCATCATCTTTGATCTGGCTTTGACGTTGGCTTGATCCATGTCGATACCAGTGATTTCACCGTATCGCTGCGCTAACTGTCGGAACAGTGAAGTCTGACCAAGCCTGGAGTTAACGGGGACTGCTTGCCTACCTTCAGCCATCGCCTTGATGTCTGCGGCTATGGGCTTACCCATCTGTGGGTTTGCCGCAATGATGCTTTGTAGGTATTCATCACCCGTGGCCGCATCGTTATTTAATTTGCTTGCATCGAAACTGGTTGTGCCGCTGAAACCCTGCGGCCCTGCCGCGCCAGGAACCCCAGTGGCGGCTTGACCACCAGCCCCTGCTTGACCATCAGCCCCTGCTTGACCACCCGCAGCACTGCTGTAGTCGCCAACAAGGCGTCCAGTGCCATCGAATATGCGGTTGCCAATTTGGAAGCCCTTAATATCATTTCCGGTAATATCCTTACCGAGTGTAACCATCTGCCCAACTGGCGCAGCAAGCTGCTTGGTGAAATTACCACTGCGCTTGTTGTAAATCTGCATGGAGCCGTCAGGGGCCTTAACGACCTCTGTGTTATCCTGCGGGGCCGTGAGGGCCAATGCTCCTGGCACGTCATGCGCCATAAGGAAACCTGCGGCATTGCGAAGACTACCGCCGAGGCTGAAGTTCTGATTTGGTTGGCCAAACAAAGCACCGAGGCCGCCGCTCATAAACTTAGCGCCGAGTGATGGTTCTTGCTCTGGCATCTTCGTAGGTCCTTGCGGCTGTCTTTGTGCAGACAGCGAATTCATGGCACCCGCAATATGCGAAGGAATGCCATCGTCTACTGGTGCGTAAGAAGTGGACGATGGTGGTGAAGAAGACGCAACCCGAACTGGTGCGGGGCCACCCTGCTTCTTGTTAGCCCAATCAATTAACTGCTCAGCCGTCCAATCTTTCAGGAACGGGTTGGCCTTAATGGCCTGTGGGGACAGTATGGTGTCAACCCGCTGATCCGGGCTTGCGCCAAGAACGCTCAATGCGCCGCCCCTGCCTGCAAAGTGTGCAAGGTACTTGTTACCGTCAGTGGCTTCGTAGCCTGCCTTAGTCAACGCCCCAGCGTTCTCGTTGCCGTAAGCCTCGACCATTGCACGACTTAACGAAGGGTCGGATCGAAGCTGCAACAGTTGGTCGCGGTTCATCGACTGCGCCAAGTCTGGCCGGTGCCTGGAGATTAGATCAATCCAAGTGTCCTTGATGAACTGCCCTGGGCCGAAAGCTGAGGAGCGCGTGTTGCGGGCGTAAGGGTCCCCTGCGCTCTCAACACCTATGGTCTGGTCAGCGTAAGCCATACTGGAAAGTCCTGTTTAGAAGAAGGAGCCAAGCACGCCAACGCCCTGGCCAATAGACGACATGAGCGAAGGGGTGCTCGTGGTCGTGTTGGTGCCCCTGGATGAATTGCCCCAGTTGTTGGAACCAATAATGTTCCAGAAGGAGTTAAGGGGCGCGAAGGGCGAGCTTACACCTGACTGATACTGAGCAATCTGGTTGTTGAGGTCAGCCTGTGCAGCACCGTACTGTCCCGCAATGCCCTTGTTGGCAATGTCAAACAGGTTGCCCTGTTGGTTGACTGATTGACCAAGCGCATTCACGCCATAGCCTGCTGCCACGTTCCCTGCATTTGTCAGAGCCTGAGCCCTATTGAGGCTCATTGCGTCAGCACCATACTGCTGCTGAGCGGCAGTAGTCAGGCCCTGGCTGTAGAGGTCGCCCATCAGCTTGGAGGCAGTGTCGGCATATGCGTCTTGATAGCCGCGACCAACGATGCCTTCTTGGATCGCCGTCCGGTTTGAATTTACGTTTCCACCAGCTTGCGCGTTGCGGCTGATCTGCGGGAGGACATTCTCCGTAACGCTACGCTGAGCGCCGCGCATCGCTGCGTCAACCATACCCTGCGTGTACGGGTTATTACCGTACAGACTTGCAGCCGCCACAGTGTTCTGTGGGGTGTTGGTCGGGGCCCACCGCTTCAGGGCGTCCATACCTGCGCCGACACCTGCAAGACCCATATCTGACAGGCCTTGCCCGACGTTCTGCGACGTTGCCGCAGCGTTCGTGTTGGTGCCATAGCCGAGCATCTTACCGAAAGCCGACAACTGGTCAGGCGTATACCCGGCAACAAAGTTGTCCGGGGCTTGTGCCTGAGACGCTTGCCCGTAGGCGTCCCGCGCTTCGCCGAACGCAAACTTTAGTTGGTCCGATTGCGGAGCCCAAGGGTTTGTCTGAGACGAGCTTGTGGTTGTCTTTGAACTGCTGCTCATTTTTGTTCTTCTTTTTCGTCTACAATATGGACGAACAGTTTGCGCGTGACCCCGTTGTTACAGGTCATCTCGCCTATCGGTCTGAAACCGAACTGGCGCACAAACTTCTCCCACTTGGGGTCCTCAATCTCGCTAGCATTAGCGAACAGAGGGCACAGTATGTGCTTTCGGATTTCCTTGAACGTAGCCAGCATGTCCTTCAGGACTGATGCCGACCACTTGTGTACGACAATGTGTGCAAACACCGCATGGGTGTTCTCTTCGTCAACAAACGTATCGAACTCTAAATCATACTCAGGCTTTTTGACGATGGTGTCGCACTTGACCCACTGAAACCCACTCACACTAACCTTACCTTCACCGTACCTGAAGTGTGGTACAGCCCATACAGTGGCACGCCAGCTGCGGCTGCCGCAGTGTCATTCGCCGCACTCGTGAGAGGCGTGTAGACAGTGTCGTTGCTGCGTATCACTTCCCGGTACTCGTTGAAGATGTCAGAGACTGACCTCAGTTCGTCAACGACGTAACTTGAGAGATCACCAACGCCCCCGTAGTTCCTGGGATTGTAATTCCGCATATTTGCGGCTGTGCGTGTTACTGCCATGTTAGTGTTCGCCTGTTGCGTATAGGTCTAGGTCAAGAGCCGTCAGCTTGAACCAAAGGTGGCTGGGCTGCGTTATACGGATACGAACGTACCTACCTGCTGTATTGAAATCACAACGCTTGTAGGTCGAGCCATCGTACTCCTGCGCGTCACCAAGGTCCGGTTCGTCGTTGTAGTTGTCTGCACCGCCGACAGCGAACTCCAGGGTGCTGTCGGGCTCAAAGACCCCTTGGGGCCAAATGGAGCTTAGGGTCTTGTAACCCTCAAGCTTCTTAACATTCGGCAGTTCATCCAAGTCGATGCCGCCACGCTCCAGCAGTGCTGGTCGCGTTGCGTTGTCATCAACGGCATACGGAATTATCGACCCTGTGTACTGATTATCAACTGCGTAAACAGATGCAGAGACACCAGCCGCCACGTCCACCTCACCCAGCAGCAAGACTGACTTACGCAAGCCGCTATCCAAGTCGAGCCAAGTCGAACCCGACTCATCCCAGGTGGGCTGGATGGTCGCCCACGTTTCTGTCTGGTCAATGTTGGCGACAGTACCGCTGTAGATGTACGGCAGATCGTCAAACGTCCAGGTGCCCTCCGGTACATAGTACACGGCGCACCTGTTGCAGCCGCCGCCTGTAGCGAAATCAAGGTACTCATCGCCGCTGACGTAGTTAAAGCGAACTTCACGGCGAGCACGGTCATAGACAACGAAGCAGCGATTTGTCTTCGAGGCGTCCAGGTTATCGAATATGTGACGACGCACTACACTGTCGCTGATGGACTTCTTTGACGAGCCATCGTGCATGTAGATGTCTGTCGGGCCAAATACAAAGTGCTTGCCTTCGACCTCAACTGCACAGTTGGCGTTGATGCACCCTGCATCGTTAAAGATGCGATGGACTTGCCAGATGTCCGTAGAGGTCACCGGCTGCATCATCCAAGCTTCATTGTAACCGTAGACAATCATATTATTGCCTAGGGTCTGCGCTTCAGTGATGCCACCCTGCATATCTGACAGGGTGTTCTCGTAGGCGTTCTGAGTTGGATCAGTCTCGTCCCATGACGCAGGTACAGTCCCAGTGTAGCCAATCGAGGATGTCTTAATCATCGTTGGGTACACATTGGAGCCTTTAGTGATCCCAAAGGCGCATAGAACCGAATTGCACGACCGAAGAATGTTGGCCCGCCAAGTGCCGGTCCAATTTGTCAGTGTAGCGAAGTCAGACGCCGCCGTAGTCTTAAACCAAGGGACCCTGTCTGGCCTGTTGATGTAGTTCACGCCACCAAGCTGACATCCTGTCCAGTTCGTGTCACTGTCTGCCGGGGTGTATCCTGAAATTGACACGTCAGTTTCGACCTGAGACGCCAGCTCGTAGATGGTGCCGTCAAGGTAGCCAATGTAGATGGTGTCAAAGCCTGATGTCGGAGTGTTAGCCTGGATGTAACGCGGCTCAGTGTTGGACAGTGTCACAGGGATGCGCCGAAGCACAGGCCCCCGTTCGATACTGCCCGACTTAAACCTGCAATTCTTTGCATATGTCCAGGCTTGTGGCGGCAGGTTGAAGGACGAAACGTCGGTGACAACGCCGAACTTGGATAGTTCGCGAAGTTTAGCGATTGCCATAGCTTCAATCCTTAAATGTTATCTTCCCAACCGCGACATAACAGCCTGTCGCCACTGCGGCTTGAGGCCCAATAGATATTGGTGCTTTCAAGCTGCATGTCGAACGGAAGCGATCCACCGACGTTGCTTCCACCACCCGCCACGGCCACACAATATGGCGGTGGATTAGTTGGATCATTGAATCCGCCATAGCTGTTGCTGGGTGCCGCCATCGCTCTTGCTGAGCCTGAAGTAATGTCCAAATAAATAGTACCAAGAATAATTGACGCGGTGCTAGTCGGGACATAATTGGAAACGCTGACAGATTCCCATGTCGGCACACTCAGGTCGCCAACAAGGCCTGTGTCCATCTGCGGCAGTACCGAAGTTTTGGCTAGGCCGACTTTGTAGTAAGCTAGTCTACCAAACTGCCATGTGCCCATAAGCTGGGAGACATTGTCAGTTCGCAACCAGCCAATACGGGCCTGGTAGGTGTAGCCAGACGGTAGCGTGGGGCTCGTCGCACTTGTGGATGCAAATACGTCCACCGTACCGTCAGTCTTACCAATTACCCAAACAGAATACCAAGTGTTGGAGGCTACTCCGCTCTCCAGGCCGTTCGCTCCCGTAGAGCCCGTGCTCAACGTCTCAGATACGGCAACGGTCTTGTAGTTCGTACCATCGCTGATGACTACCCAATCGGCAGTCACGGTCGCTGCCGTATTGCCTGTGACCTTGATTACAAGGTTCTTAAAGGCCGACACAACAGGCGCAAAAGCAGTGACGATGCTGGACCCTGACGTGGTCAGACCAGCGCCAAGGCTATACTCTGATGGAGCAGCCGATCCACCACTGAAGTTACCCAGTAGTTTCCCATTAGCCACGTTCTGTATCTTGGCATATGTAACCGCCGACGAAGCAATGTTTGAGGTGGCAACGGCTCCAGTATCAATGTCTGCCGATTGCAGCGGGAACATATCCACGCCACCCCGGAGATACGAACCGGAGGTGACATCAACATCACCCACAAGGACCTCAAGGCCCCCTGAGCTAACCTCCGCAATATCTGCGCCACCTGCCACCGCTCTCATCTTGTCGGCAGCAGACGACCGAATGCCCGTATTGGCATCCCCTGAGAACGCTACGCCTGGGTTGGTAATCGTTCCGGCAGTAGGGGTCACAAAGGGACCCGTCACTGCATTTGCTACAGCCGCATCAAGGTTCGCTTGAGTTGCCGACAGAGCTGCTGACGTAAAGTTTGGGAACGTCGCCTTAACGGTAGACTTAATCAACCGAGTGTGATCGTCGCCCTGTCCTACAGGGTCACCCGCTGCCGGATAGGAGGCATTCAGGTCCGCAAGGTAGGTTGCGCTTTCGATAGGCATGTTAGGCGTTTCCAAACTATCTGATGATGTAGACCAAAAGAGCGTAGGTCAGTACTGCGACCAGACCGACAGCCAAAAGGGCCAATCTGTCTGTGAGTTTCTGTGATGGCATCCTTAAGGGTCCTTAAGGGTCTTAAAGGTCCCCAAATGGTAGACATACTACGACAACCATATAACTACCCAATAACACCTGTTTAGGTTCCTTAAGGTTCCTTAAGGGCCTTTAAGGTTCTTAAGAGGGTAGCTGTAGTGGTTATCTGTTGTCGTATCCCTAGAACTTCTCTTAAGGGGGCTTAATGATCCTTAAGGGACCTTAAGGGGCCTTCAATAGGGGTGTCAGGTATCTGTCTCTGGATTAATCTATGTTGGTTCCTTAAGGGGGCCTTTCAGGTCCTTAAGGTTCCTTAAGGGGAGCATCTAACGGTTCCCCTCCCTGTATAGTAGTCATCCGCATGTGCTAAGTCATTGATATTCCTCAAAAGCCACAAAAAGGCCTTGAAATTCCTCAATGAAATCAATGGGGTTATTTTAGACAGTTCACATGGGTGGTTGGTCGCAAATACTGGCGTAAATGGCCGCAACCCACGGTCGGTCCCATAGTGGCCCGTCGCAACCCTAATGACCCCTACCAGGGGTCTGGGCATGGGGGGTCCGGATGGGACCCAAAGGGGACCCAAATGGGGCCTGAAGGGGACCCAAATGGGACCCAAAGGGGACCCTAGGGTTGTGTAGGGGCCCGCGCACCGCAACCCAGAATTAAACAAAGGCCCGCACGACCTTTAACTCCCTTTTGAAACCAAACGCCCCGCAAACGCCTAAAAATCGTCACTGGTAAAGGGGACCCATCCGGCCCTGGCCACCCTAGCCTGGCTACACGAAACGCACCCACGGGCTTCTAAAGGCCTCTGCGGCCTACATGGCCTTAATGGCCCCTTAAGTTCATGTAGTACATTAAGGACTTGGAATATCCTATTGCAATCATTGGACATTTGGGCATTGCCTTCTGCAAGGACACGTGAGGAAACCTGTCTAAGCCATTGTAATTGCACGATATTTGGCCGATCAGCCGAAAGGCCGCGTGGTGGGCCAGCCGGACTTATGCTCACAACGAGAATAAGGGTGCCAGAATGGGGCTTTGGGGGCGCGTGCGGCTTTGTTTCATCCCGCAATGTCCCGCAATGTCC